TGAGTTTGACCTTGGCAAGTATACAGCCGTTGGAAGCGGCTATGTGAACCAGAGGGACACTGTGGAAAGCACCCTGGAAAAGATCTACTGCTTGCTGAACCAACGCGAAAAGCCCGCGAATTATTGTGGGCACAGCTTGTCGGTGAGCGATTTGGTGTATATCCGGCAGGGCGGCGAAGGCGGGCTGTATTATGTGGACGCGATTGGCTTCCGTAAGCTGGAGGAAGATGAGGTGGAGTGATGGCGTATGCAGGGAAATGTATTGATACCAGTCTGACTGCCGCAGATGTGGAGGATATCAAAATCATGTACCGCGACTGTCTCAACAAGAAAAAGCAGGTCGGCATTCTGGCAGAGCTGTATCTGGTAAACAAAGAGACTATTGCCCAAATTCTGGGATTAGATAAAATACCCGGCAAAAAGAGCTGCGGCTCCATGCGCCGAAAGAAAGGAAAATCAACATGAATGACATTGATAAACTGCCGGAATGCTGCTATGCGGTTTCGCCTTATTCTGGCTGTATATGCCTGATCTACCGGGGCGATAACGCTTATTATGGCTCGGCAGTACTGAAGTCGGTAGATGATATGAATGCCCGTTTAGGCGTTACCAAGGCGCAGGCCGCAGCTATGCGCGCCGCCATCGACTACAGCTGGAGCAGCCCGCAGGCTGACCCGGCTAATTATGCCGCAGATGGTGCCTATCGCGGCCCAAATGTAACAGGAGGTACATACAATGCCAAACAACAATGAAAAATCGCTGCCGCAGTTTGCCCCGGCGGTGCAGCCCAGCCTGCCCGGTGAGCTGATGGTAGTAACCGAAAAGGTAGATGCGCAGGGCGCGCGCCTGCGGCTGGTGCCTAAGCCCTCGGCTATGGATACCGCTCTGAACCTGGCCTGCGCGGGCCGCTGGAAGACAAGCCGCTATCTGATCGGCCGTGCAGCCTATTGCAAGCTCAGTATTTGGGATGTAGCTTCAGGCCTGTGGATCGACCGCGATGCACCGGATTGCGGGCAGTACCGGGCAGCGTACAGCGAGCCGCGGCGTGCCGAGGAGGCAGGCAGCCTTTACAACGCCATGCTGCATTTCGGCTTTTGGCATGATATTGCCGAGCTGCCCGCTATGGCATTCAGGGCAGACCAGGTACACATTCAGCAGCTGCAGGAACAGGGCCAGCGCGTGCCGGTATACCGTCTGGCAGGCAGGCTGACCGTAAGCGATTTGCAGCGCGGCGAGCGGGGAGAGATCTGCCGCGTGGTGCTGCGAGACCCGAACGGGGGTGTGATCGAGTGGACAAGGCAAAGCCGTTCGCTGTGATCGATTGCATGTGGAGCCCGGAGCATGGCTATGCGCTTACCCCGGCGGGAGCATTCAACCGGGAATTCCTAACGGAGGATCTCAAGCGCCTGGCCGCAAGGCTGGGCGGGCCGGTGCCGCTGCGGATCAGCTTCGCCATGCCTGCCAAACAGCGCAGCGGTCAGCAGAATAAGCTGATGTGGGAATTGATCGCACTGCTGGCAGAGCACCAGAGCGGCCGACCTCCTACCCCGGCAGAGCGCACGGCGCTTTACTGCGACCTGCTGGCTGATTATGGCAGCGATGTGGCCTATATCACGGCTCCGCCCGGCGCAGAAAGGCTGCTGGCAAAGGCTTACCGTGCGGTAAAGGCCATTGAGCACCGGCCCGATGGCCGGGTGGAATATATGGCGGTGCTGGGCTCCAGCACCTTCACCACCCGCGAAATGCATGATTTTTTGGAGCATATCTTTGACCGGCTGGCCGAGGAGGGGGTATACGATCCGCGCCTGCCGGGCTGGCGGCAGGATTGGCTGCGCCTGCAGAAATGATTTTTAAAACTTCGCCCCGGCGGGCTGGGCTTGTTTGCCATACCCATTTTTGCCCCCAACAGGAGGAAAGAACCTATGCCGCAAAGCATATTGCAAAGCCGAAAGGAATGCTATTTATGCCGAGAGCTGCTGTTTGTGCAGAATACAAGCGGCCTGCAGCTGCACCATATTTACCCGGGAAGCCGCAGGCAGATGAGCGATAAAACCGGCTGTGTATGCTGGCTGTGCCGTGAGCATCACACCGGCCAGCACGGTGTACACCACAGCCGTGCGTTGGCCCTATGGCTGATGCAGCGCTGCCAGCAGGTATATACAGAGCGCAGCGGCCAGGAAGATTTTATGAGAAAGTTCGGCAAGGATTTTTTGAGTATATCCATTGCCGGGCTGGAAACGGAGGATATTTTATGATCAACAGTGTTGTGCTGGTGGGCCGTCTGGTGGCGGACCCTCAGCTGCGCCAAACCCAGCAGGGCACGGCCGTGGCCAGCTTCCGCGTGGCGGTGGATCGCAGCTTTGCCGGGCCGAATGGCCAGCGCCAGGCGGATTTTATTGACTGTGTAGCCTGGCGGCAGAGTGCTGAATTTGCAGCAAAATATTTCCAGAAGGGCAGCCCCATCGCTGTGCAGGGCAGTTTGCAGACCCGGCAGTATCAGGACAAAAACGGCAACAACCGCACGGCGGTAGAGGTGGTGGTCGGGCAGATCAGCTTTGTGCCTGCCCCGGCGGGCTGGCGGCAGGGCGCTGCGCCGAATGCAGCCCCGGGTGCTGCGCAGACAGCAGCACAGCCCGTATTTGCCCCGGCAGCAGGGGAACCGGCCGTGTATCAGCAGCAGGCCATGCCCGGAGCAGGGCAGAGCCATCAGGCACGGGCCGGATATGCAGCCCCGGCTTATTCGCAGGGCAGTGCCGATGATTTTGCGACTATTGAGGAAACGGAGGATCTTCCATTTTAAATCGGTGGCTTTAATGTGAGAAATTTCACGAAAAAATAAAATAGAATCAGGAGAAAAAATGGCGCGTGAATATTTTTGCGCCTATCACAGTATGCTCAACCAGTTCAAAGGACTTTCTGATGCCGAATTCGGGCGGCTGATCCGCGCGGCGCTGCAATACAGCGCCAGCGGGCAGGCTCCTGCCTTAGGGGGAAGAGAGGCTATACTCTGGCCAAGCATAGAGTGGCAGGTAGATGAGCAGGTACGGGCCTACGAGGAAAAATGCCGTAAAAACGCTGCCAATATTCGCAGCCGCTGGCAGAAAAATAAGGCGGAAAACCAAGGTACAAGTGTAGCGGAATCATACGAGCGTATACGACCGAATACGACCGTATCTAAAAAGAATAAGATAAAAAATACCCCCCTTACCCCCCAAGGGGCAGAGGCGGCGGAGGCTATGTATAACCCGGGCGTGGCGCAGGTAGCCCAATGCTGGCAGCAGAACATGGGTGTGCTAAGCCCAGCGCTGGGCGAGCAGATCGCTGCTTGGGTGCAGATGGTCGAGCCGGGCATGGTGTGCGCAGTGATCCGTTACGCTGTACTGGCAGGAAAACGGGACGGCCGGTATATCGACAGCATTATTCGTAACGCGGCAGACCGGAATATTACCACGCTTTCGGCATGGAATGCCGAGCAGGTAGAACGGCAGAACAAAAATGCCCCGGCGGCTGCACCGGAGCAGGAGGTAAAAAGAAAATGGCTGTAAACAATGTGAATCTGGAAACGGCTGCGCTGGGTGCGGCTATGCTGAATCCTGAAGCCGCAGCACTGGTATTTGGCAGTTTAAAGGCACAGGATTTTGAAAATGCCGAGCTTGGCGGGCTGTTCAGCCAGCTGCAAAAGCTTTGGCAGCAGCACGGGCGGCTGGATATCGCTATGGCCAGCACGGTGCCCAGCAAGGCATTGGCTGCCCAATGCGCTGAGGGAACGCCTTCCATCAGCAAAGAAAATGTGTCCATTTGGACACACACCATCGCAGACCGTGCCACGGCCCGGCGGGTACAGGGCATTGCACTGGGCATGGCCACCGGTGAGTCTGGCATGGATGAACTGCAAACCAAAGCCTCTGAGCTGATGCAGGCGCTTTCTGGGCAGGAAAGTGACGAATGGCTGAGCCTGGGCGAGGGCTTTATTGATTTTTACTCCCGCCAGCGCGGTGAAAAGCCGGTGTATATCAAGTGCGGTTATCCCAAGCTGGACAAATATACTTATCTGGAGCCCGGCGATATGGTGATTATCGGCGCAAGGCCCAGCGACGGAAAAACCATGACCAGCCTGAACCTGTCGATCGGCTGGGCCAAGAAAGGCTACAAGGTGGCCTATTTCAGCCTGGAAACCAGCGGTCGCAAACTGTTTGACCGCCTGCTGGCCTGCTGGGCGGGCCTGAACCTGAGCGAGATCAAGCGCGGAGAGATCCCCACCGAGGATGCCGAGCTTATGCAGGACTGCCGGGAATTCTGTCAGCTGCCTATTCAGTTGTGCTGTGCGGCAGGGCGTTCGGTAAGCTGGATGAGAGCGCAGGCTGCCAGAGTGGGGGCGCAGATCGCTGTGGTGGATTATCTGCAGATCGTGGACGGGCCCGGCAAAAGCCCATACGAAGTGGTGACTGGGGTAAGCAAGGCGCTGCATACCTGGGCTCAGGCCGATAAGGTGATGGTGGTAGCGCTCAGCCAGCTGAGCCGCAACGGGGCGGGCAATCCGAAGCTGACCGACCTGCGCGAGAGCGGGCAGGTGGAGCAGGATGCCGATCTGATCCTGCTGCTGAGCAGAAAAGTGGATGCAGATACCGGAGAGACCGGGGAATACATCTGGGATATTGCCAAAAACAAGGAAGGCCAGACCGGCGCTATTCGTATGGGCTGGGACGGTGAGCACCAGCGCGTGCGAGAACTGGAAGCCTGATATTTTGAAAGGGGAAAGAAACGATGATCCGAATTGCTGTTTGCAACCTGAAGGGCGGTGTGGGAAAATCCACCGTCAGCATAAATCTTGCCTATGAACTGGCGGCCAGCGGCTGCCGCGTGCTGGTGGTAGACCTGGATAAGCAGGCCAATACCACAAAATTTTATAACAGCTTGGACTATGAACGCCCGGCGGTAGGGGAACTCATGCTGAACCGGGCGGCACCGGTAAAGGCGATCCGGCAGAAAGTAAGCTGTCCAAGTGGACACATTGACCTTGTGCCAAGCAACATGAATCTGCTCACAGCCAACAGGGAAATTCTGCTGGATACGCTGCATGCACAGCACAGCCGCCTGAACAAGGTGCTGCACCTGGTAGATGACCGTTACGACTATTGCCTGATGGACTGCCCGCCCGATGTAGATATAGGTGTGATCAATGCCCTGAGCGCCGCAGACTTTTTGATTCTGCCCGCAGACTGCGGCGAGTGGGCAGGCGATGGCGTGCGGGAGCTGCTGGAGCAGGTGCAGACGATACAAGAGGGGCATAACCCTAATTTGAAGGTGATGGGCATACTGCGCACGATGTACCGCCGCACCAAAGCCTGTAATGCCGCTGTGGAAATTTTGCGGGGGCTGAATGCGCCGCTGATGGATACGGTGCTGCCCAGGGCAACGGTAATACAGGAGGCGACTGCCCGGCACAAGGCTGCTGCCGAATATGCGCCCGGCAGTAAGGGCGCGGCGGCCATGGCGGCGCTGGCGCAGGAAGTGCAGGCAAGAGTAATGGCCGGGTATGGTGATGGCAATGAGTAAATTCAGTATCAACGACCTGATCCAGACCACACCGCAGCAGCCCGGCGGGCAGATCGAGTATTTTGATAGCAGTGAATTGATCGAGAGTGAAAGCAATCATGAGATCTATACGGTGGCGGATCTGAATCTGCTGGCGGCGGATATTGAGCAGCGCGGTGTACGGAGCCCGCTGGAGGTAGTGCAGACAGCCGAGGGCTGGCGGGTGGTGAGCGGGCACAGGCGCTTGGCGGCCTGTAAAATCGTGGAGGCCCGGCGGGGCCGACATATGCAGGTGCCCTGTATCGTTGTGGAATATGCCAGCAGTGAAGACGAGCTTTTGGCGCTGGTGATGGCCAATGCAACGGCCCGCGAATTGAGCGACTGGGAAAAGCTTCGCCAATATGAGGTGCTGCACAGGATATTCACGGCCAAAAAGCAGCGCGGTGAGCTGGGCAGCTCTATGCGGCAGGCACTGGCTGATGCCCTGGGAGAAAGCAGCGGCGGCATGGCCCGCCTGCAATATGTGGCAGCTAAGGCAGATGAAAATATCCGCGCACAGCTGAGGACGGGGAAAATCAGCCTCAATCAGGCATACAGCATGGCACACCGGGACAATGCAAAAACGCTGCCTCCCAATAGCGGGGCTGCGGCAGAGAAAAAAATCTGCAGCTGCGAATATGCCCGTCTGGTGCTGGGGAATAAGGGCAGGGCCATTTGGTGCAGACAGTGTGGCGGTGAAATGACTGCCTATGAGGCGCTGCGGCGTGTGGCCGAGGTCAGGGCCAGCATACAACCGGAAGAATAAACTTAAAGCCGCCCGGCGGAGAGCGCTGTCCAAATGGACAGGTTTTTTGCCCGGCGGCTTATGGGGCGCTTATCATAAAAGTGAGGGGTATCATGAACTATAGCGAAAAGGTAGAATGGCTGCGCCGCTATCGTGCGGCGCTCAAGAAAGAAAAGCTGCTGCGCGATGAGCTGCTTGCGCTGCGGGAGCGCGCAGCTGGCTGCGGAAAAGCGTTTGACGGCGTGCCGGGAGCTGCCTCAGATGGCCAGAGCCTGCCCCGGGCTGTTGAGAGCATCATAAAAGCTCAGCAGGAGTTGGAGTGCCAGATCAATGTGTGTGGCGCGATCCGACGCGAGGTTGTTGCGGCGATTGAAACTGTACCGGATGATCGAGACCAGGAGATTTTACGGCGGCGGTATCTGCTGGGGGAAAAGTGGTATCAAATCGGTATGGAATTGCCCATGAATGAGCGCGGAGTAAGAAAACGGGCCCGGCGGGCGATTGAATATATGCAAATGGGGTAAAAGGCAAAGAAATTGAGATTTTTAGTAAAAGGCCCGCTCAGGCCCGCTTTTGATATGATACACTGGTATTGTCGGATAGCGCAAAGGCAAGGTGCTGTTCGGCCGGGCATGAAAGCGTCATGAAACATCCTTTCTTTTTTCCTGCTACACGGAACCAGCAGGCCGCCAGCCTGTCGTGGCAATATGGCTCCATCATCCGGCTGCAATGCCGGTATTTTTATATCTGCCGTTATAGCTCCGTTGATAGAGCAGCTGCCTTGTAAGCAGCGGGCCGCCGGTTTGAGCCCGGCTAACGGCTCCAACACCTGCCCGGCAGGCCGGAGAAGCTCACCTACATGATTTTCTCTTCTCGGTCTGTGCTCTGCCGGGTGGGTATTTTTATATCATTTTTTCGAGAGGCCTTATTGTATGCTAAAAGCTTGCCCATATTGTGGGAGGATCCACGACAAGAAGTTCGATTGCGGCAAGCGCCCTACCTTTGGACGATATCAGCAACAGGATGCCTTCCGCAGCACGCAGGCGTGGCAGCGCAAGCGCGCATGGATCCGCGAACGAGATATGCACCTGTGTCGCTGGTGCTTGACCTTAGGCAGGCTCAGCTATACAAATCTATCAGTACACCACATTGAACCGCTGCATGAGGCGTGGGGGGAGAGATTGGAGGACAGCAACCTGATCACATTGTGCAGCCCATGCCATGAGCAGGCCGAAGCGGGAAAAATTCCCAGAGCAGCGCTGCATGAATTGACACATACACCGCCGCAGCTATCCCCCCGGCCCCGGCGGGATAAATTTTGAGAGTGCCCCAACACCGACTGGGCACCCAGAAAGATAAAATATTCCCGAAATGAAAATTTATATGATTGGAGGCAGCCTGAGGATGGCTGCCTTTTTTGTGAGGTGATCCAATGGCAAGACCCAGCAAGGCGGCGGCTGCACGCAGCGGCCACGCGACAAAGGAAGAAATTGAGCAGCGCGAAGCGGCGGAAAAATCGCTGCTGACCGGGCTGCCGCTGTTAGAGCAGCCGCAAGTGGCGGCAGATAAGACCGCGCACGCAGAATTTGTGCGGGTCGTTTCTATTTTGGAGAAAATCGGCAAAAACGATGCGCTGTACGAAAATGTGATCAATCGTTATTGCGTTTTGCGCGCTGAATGCGAAAAGTTTGAAAAGATGCGCGAGCGTTGGGAAAAGAATCTCGCCAAGCTGGAGAAAGACCGCACGATGGATCCGGAAACAAGTTACAGGCTGCAGGCCCAAATGCAAAAATCCATTCTGGACACAGACAATCGGGTGCAGGCTAAGCGCAAGGCAATGTTCGACATCGAGAAAGAGTGCGCAATGACCGTATCCAGCGCGCTGCGCAGCATTCCAAAGAGCGCAGCAACGCCCAAGAACCCGTTGGAAGGGCTGATTGGCGGTGGCTGATTCTATCAAGCGCGGGCCTGCGGTCAAATATGCCAAGTGGTGCCTGCAGCCGGGTAACGATAAGGTGCCCGAATATGTAAAAAAGCAGGCGGCTGCATGGATGATGATCGTATCGGGCAAGGTGCGGGGCGTTAAGGTAGACAACGATGCCTACCAGAAGATCTGTCAGCTTCTGCGGCTGATGATCCACCCGGACCTCGGCTGCAATATGTATGAGGGGCTTGAGGATTACGCGTGGCTGTTTGTCGCCGCGGTGCTATGCACGAAGGATAAGGCGGGCCGCCGATATTACGAAACAGCCGTACTGGAGATTGCCCGAAAAAACTTTAAGACCTTCAATTCAGCTGTGATTTTCATATTGCTTCTGCTGACAGAGCCAAAGTTCAGCCGGTTTTTCTCGGTGGCGCCGGACTTAAAGCTTTCAAGTGAGCTGAAGGTCGCCATGAAGAAAATCATCAAAAGCAGCCCGGCACTGGCCGATGAGGCTGTGTTTAAGGTGCTGCGCGCCGAGATCCGCTGCAAGCTGACCGAGAGCGAGTACACACCCTTGGCCTACAGCCGCGATAAGATGGATGGTAAGCTGCCCCATGCCTTTCTGGCAGATGAGGCCGGTGCAATGGATGCCTACCCCATCGAAGCGATGAGATCGGGCCAGATCACGCTGCCGTCGAAACTGGGGATTGTAATCTCAACCCAGTATCCGAACGATAACAATGCCATGCTGGACGAGATTGATATTTCCAAAAAGGCGTTGGATGGGCTGTTGGACAATGCGCGCCGGTTTAGCCTCTTATATGAGCCGGATACCTGCTATCTGACAGATGATCAGTGGATGCACGATGACCGCATTATTTATCAGTCCAACCCGGTGGCCGTAAAAAACCAGATGGTGTTTGATGCGATCAAGGCCATGCGTACCATGGCGGTGCTGTACGAAAATAAGCGCGAAAACTATTTGTGCAAGCACAACAACATCAAGTACAAAGGGCTTGGCGTGGAGGGTTATGTCGAAATCAGCAAAGTGCAGGCCTGTGCCTGTGCCGAGAATCTTGCATTTTGGCAAGGCCGGCCGGTGTATCTGGGGCTTGATCTTTCGCAGTCGGACGATAACACGGCGCTGGCGATGGCTACCGTGGCGGACGGAGTGATGTACGCTAAGGTGTTCGGCTTTATCCCGGCCGAGCGAGTAGAGTATAAAACCCTCAAAGAGCAGGTGGATTATAACCGGCTTATTGCGCAGGGTGTGTGCTTTGGCTGCGGCAGCGAGGTGATCGACTATGGGTACATTGAGAATTTTATTCTTTCGCTGCCGGAGAAATATGGGGTGGAAATCGTGCAATGCGGGTACGACCGCTGGAATGCACTATCCACAGTGCAGAAGCTGGAGGCGGCCGGCATTGAGTGCGTAGAGATCCGACAGCACTCCAGTGTGCTGCACTCACCCACAAAGCTTTTGCGGGAAAAGATACTGAACAAACAGTTTCGGTATGATGAAAACCGGATGCTGGAAATCAACTTCCAGAACGCCCGCTGCACGGAGGATACCAACCGGAACAAATATGTGAACAAAAAGAAATCTGAAGGTAAGGTTGACGAAGTGGTGGCGCTGATCAATGCCACCTATCTGGTAGAGCAGGACATGCTGTTCGGGCATGACAGCTTTGTGGCGCAATATTAAGGGGGAATGCCATATATGAGATGGTTTTGGCAAAAGGAAAATCGGGCGGCCGAAGTGATCCCGGAAGATCCGCTGCTGATATCGTTTTTGGGCGGCAGCGGCGTGACCCGGGAAATGGCGCTGCAGGTGCCCACGGTGGCAGGCGGCATTGATCTGATCGCCAACATGGTGGCCAGCACGCCCATCAAGCTGTATCAGGAGCAGCCTGGCGTAAAGGCACGCGAGGTGACCAGCGATATCCGGCTGCGGCTGTTAAACGATGAAACCGGAGACACGCTGAACGCAAACGAATTCTGGAAAGCCATGGTGCGCGACTACTACCTTGGCAAGGGCGGGTATGCATATATCCGCCGTGAAAACGGCCGCATTTTCGGGCTGCACTATGTGCGGGAACAGGATATTTCCATCCTGAAGGGCAATGACCCGATCCTGAAGGATTTTGACATTCAGGTGGCCGGAAACACTTACCGACCGTTTGAATTTTTCAAGATCTTGCGCAACACGCAGGACGGTGCCGAAGGCTGCCCCATTACGCAGGAAAACGCAAAGCTGATTGAAACGGCCTATGCTGCGCTGGTGTACGAACGCAACATGGCACGGCGCGGCGGCAACAAAAAAGGCTTTTTGAAAAGCGAAAAGGCGCTGGACAAGGAAAGCCTGGATTCCTTGCGGAATGCATTTTCCCGCCTGTACAGTGCCGACAGCGAGGGCAGCGACAATTTCGTACTACTGAACAAGGGCATTGATTTCAAAGAATCCAGCAACACCAGCGCAGAGCTGCAGATGAATGAAAACAAGCAGACCAATGCGGCCGAGTTTGCTAAGCTGTTCCATGTGTCCACAGGGTGTATGGCAGGTACAGCCGGAGAAAAAGAGGTGGCAAGCTTGGCACGGCTTGCAGCTGTGCCGCTGATGAGCACCATCGAATGCGCCCTGAACCGTGACCTGCTGCTGGAAAAGGAAAAGGGGCATTATTATTTCGCCTTTGACACGAAGGAATTGCTGCGCGGCGACATGCAGAGCCGATTTGCTGCATACAAAACGGCTCTGGATGCCAACTTTATGCAGATCGATGAGGTGCGCTACGCCGAGGACATGGAGCCTTTGGGGCTTGGGTGGATCCGGCTTGGCCTGCAGGATGTGCTGTATGACCCCAAAACGCACGAATTGTTTACGCCCAACACAGGTACACGCCAAATTTTGGGCGATTCCGAGCCGGAAGCATTGCCGCAAGGCCCTGAAGATGGTATACTGGAACAAAGAGGCCGCTACTACAAACGCGATGAAAAGGGCCGTTTTGCCGGTGGCGGTGGAGGCGGGCGCAAAAGCCATGGCCGCAAATCCGCCAAGGGGTTGAAGCTGGGCAAGGCCGAGTACGGCAAAGTGATCCACGCCATCAACACCAGCTACCACGTGAAGTATGAGGGAAAAAGCACCGGCTTTTTGCAGATGGCCACCGACAAGGGCTATTTTGAGTATTCCTTCGCCATCCACGGCTACGATGACTACACGATCAAGAAAAAGAGGTCGATCTGATGGACAAAAGCAAAAAATTGCAGGAACTGCTGCACAAGGTGCCGGACACCTACAGCGATTTTGAGTTTTACATGCTGCATGTCCCGCAGAAATACCACTACGAGGACGACCTGATCCGTTACCTGGAAGAACACCCGGATGCCACGACCTCAGAAATTGCCGATTTCGTGGAGGAAACCGAGGATGCCCTGGGCATCCCGGCGGATGATTCCGGCGAGAACTAATTTTTACAAACCCATGAACCACGATGCAAACGCACCGTGGTTTTTTTGTACCCATTTTACGGAGGTGAAGAACTATGCAGCTGGAATTTCGTGCCGATGGGGCACACATTTCCGGGTATGTGAATGTCACGGAAAAGAAAAGCCGACCGGTGATCACGCCGCATGGCAAGGTGATCGAAGAAATTGAGCCGAGAGCCTTTGAAGCGGCTATCGGCCGCGCAGGAAACATCACACTCACGGTGGATCACGATGGCAGCCATGTGTATGCAGAAACAAGCAATGGCAGTCTGAAGCTGTTTGAGGACAGCATTGGCCTGCACGCTGATGTGCTGATCATAGACTGCACTTTGATCGAGCTTGCAAAAAAAGGCAAGATCAGAGGGTGGAGCTTCGGCATGTACAATGTCGAGGATGAATTGGAGACAAGAGCCGATGATCTGCCGCTGCGGCGCATCAAGGCCCTTGATCTTGACCATGTGACGCTGGTGGTGAACAAACAGCCGGTATACTCGGCCACCAGCGTGGAGCTGCGCGCTGGTGGGGAAAGCATCGTAGAAACCCGCAGCTTTGAAAATCCTGTAGAAATTCGGGAGAAGCCGAATTTTGATAACTCGGCCTTTTGGGGCCGTGTGAACGCCGTGAAACACGATTAAGAGAGGTATTTAGCATGAATCTGAAAGCATTGCATGAAAAACGCGCCGAACTGGTGCAGAAGATGAACGATCTGGTGGCGGCAGCGGATACCGAAAACCGCGCCATGAACGAGGAGGAAACGAAGGCGTTTGACCAGGCTGAGGCCGAGGTGAAGGCGCTGGATGAAACGATCACCCGCGAGGAGCGCGCCCGCACTCTGAACATGAACAACATGGCAAAGCAGCCCGACAGTGCCGAGGAGCGCGCAGCCATGGAAGAGCGTGCCTTTGCGGATTATGTTCTGGGCACTGTGAAGGAGCAGCGCGCCGGTGAACAGAATCTGAGCATGGGCAACAATGGTGCTATCATCCCGGTGACCATTGCAAACCGCATTGTTAAAGCTGTAAAAGAGCGCTGCCCCATCCTGAAGGGCTGCACCATGTACACCGTTAAGGGTACCCTGAAGGTGCCCGTGTGGGGCAAGGCGGGTGCCCATGACATTGCGGTGGGCTATCAGAACGAATTCTCGGCCATCACTGCGGATGCAGGCAAGTTTACCAGCGTGGATCTGGGCGGTTATCTTGCCGGTGCCCTCACACTGATCGGCCGCAGCGTAGAAAACAATGCGGCCTTTAGCGTGGTTGATTTTGTTGTGAACCAGATGGCAGAAGAAATTGCGCTGTTCCTGGAAAAGGAACTGCTGCACGGCACCTCCGGCAAGGTGGAAGGTGCGTTGTCCACATCGACAACTCTGACCGCGGCATCCGCCACCGCCATTACTGCCGATGAGCTGATCGAGCTGCAGAGCAAGATCCCTCAGGCATATCAGACAAATGCCTGCTGGACCATGAATCCCGCGACCTTTGTGGCAATCAAAAAGCTGAAGGATACGAACGGGCGTTATCTCCTGCAGGATGATCTCACCGGTGCTTTCCCGTACCGTTTGCTGGGCAAGCCGGTGTATCTGTCGGACAATATGCCCGCCATTGCCGCCAGCGCCAAGAGCGTTTTGTACGGTGACTATACCGGCCTGTCCTGCAATATGCGCGAAAATATGCAGATCCAGATCCTGCGCGAAAAATATGCGGATCTGCACGCCACTGGTGTGATCAGCTGGTTTGAGTTTGACGCCAAGGTCACCGATCACCAGAAGCTCGCCGTGCTGGCTATGAAATCTGCATAAGCAAGGGAAGTGAGCCTATGAGGATCACAGCGGTGACGCCCGACAGCCTGGCAGAGTATCTGCGGCTGCCGGAGGGCAGCTACAGCACAGCGGAACTGGAAGGCATTATGAGCGCAGCGCTGGCCTATATCGAGGGGTACACCGGTATCCCTCGAGATCCGGCCGGCACACAAAAGTGGCTGGATGATTATGAAGACATCACTCTGGCTTATCTGATCCTGTGTCAGGATCTGTACGATAATCGCACGGCCACACAGGAAACGGCGGCTGTGAATCACACGCTGGATGCTATTCTGGGTATGCACAGGAGGAATCTTGTATGCGAGTAAACCCCGGAAAGCTGCGCTATGCAGTGGAGCTGCAGGAATACACAGCACAGCAGGACGCTATTGGCAACCAGACCCTTGTATGGCACACAGCAGAAAAGGCTTTTGCCGCCATCAACAGCCTGTATGGGCAAGAATACTGGGCAGCTGCAGCACAGGGCCAGCAAAATACACTGGTGTTTGTGCTGCGGTGGAGCCCGGTGTTGGCCCGGGCGGCGGCAAGCGCTGATCTGACCCGCTGGCAGCTGTTGTTTGAGGGGCGGCCGTATGCCATACAGAGTGTGGATGATATAGAATTCAGGCACAGGCTGTGCAAGATCAGGGCGGTGCAAAAATGAGCAAAACAGTTGATGTGAATGAGCTTGCCCGGGCTGTGGCAGAGGAACTGGAAAGCTACCGGCAGGATGTGTCCGACGGCGTAAAGGATGCCGTGAAGGCTGCAGCGGATCAGTGCCGTGATGAAATTCGGCAGAATAGCCCCCGTAAAAAGGGAAAATATCGCCGTGGGTGGCGGACAAAAACGGATTTTGAAAACGCCGAGGATATCCGCATCACAGTACACAACAAGACCAGTTATCAACTGACACACCTGCTGGAAAATGGTCACGCAAAACGCGGCGGCGGGCGGGTTGCCGGAAAGCCGCATATTCGCCCTGCCGAACAAAATGCGGAGAAAAAACTGCTGCGTAAGGTGAAGGTGGTGGTAAAGGGTGACAGCTGAGCAGATCACGGCGCTGCTGAAAACCAGCGGATTGCCGGTTGTTTACGGTTACTGGAAAAAGCCGCCTCCCTTGCCCTATATCGTGTGGCTGGAAAGCGGCACCAGTAATTTTTTTGCAGACGGAAAAGTGTTTTTGCGTAAAAGCCGGGTGCAGGCAGAACTGTATACGGCTGAGAAAGACCCCGAGGCTGAACAGGCGCTGGAAAATGCGCTGCAGGGTATCGGGTGGGAGAAAACAAGCGAAAATTGGCTGGAAAGCGAAAAGTTTTATCAGCTGATTTATGAATTTGAGGTGTAAAAAATGCCTGATAAAGTGAAATTTAATATCAAAAATGTGCATTATGCAGTCAAAAAGGCTGAGGGCAGCGGCTGGGATACCCCCAAGGCGATCCCCGGCGCGGTATCGTTCAGCTTGGAACCGGAGGGCGATGTGAGCCCCTTTTATGCGGACGGCATGGTATATTACAATGCCGTGGCCAATAACGGCTATTCGGGCGATCTGGAAATGGCGCTGTTCCCGGCTGAATTCATGCAGGATGTTTTCGGCGTAACGGAAGGCAGCACGAGCAAAGTGCTGACCGAAAATGCACAGGTGGAGCCCAAGAGCGTGGCACTGCTGTTTGAAGAGGATGGCGATGTAAAGGGTACCAAATATGTGCTGTACAACTGCACCGTGACCCGCCCCACGCATGAGTTTAAAACGAACGAGGACAAGAAAGAGCCCAGCACCAGCAAAAGCAGCGTGACGGTATCGCCTATGGAGGACGGCCGTGTGATGGCCATGACGCAGGACAGCACCCCTGCTGATGTGCTGCAGGGCTGGTATACCAAAGTGTTTGAGGAGACGGCCTGATGGAACGCACAGTACAAATTGACGGCAAGCCCATGCGGCTGCGTGCCAGCGCCCTCATCCCCCGGCTGTATCGCTTTAAGTTTGGGCGCGATATGATGGCCGATATGGCCAAGCTGACCCGCGCTTACAAAAGGCTGGCTGATCTGCCGCAGGATGCGACAGAAGAACAAAAGGAGGAGGCTCAGCTGGAAGTGGCGGAGCTGACGATCTTTGAAAATGTGGCTTATCTGATGGCCAAGCATGCAGGAGAGCCCGTGCCGGATACGCCCGAAGAATGGCTGGACGGTATGGACGGGATTTTTTCGGTATATGAGGTGCTGCCGGTGATTCTGGAACTGTGGGGCTATAATATGCAGACCACGGCTACCCCTAAAAAAAAATAGTCCCCACAGATCGTGAAGCAACCGGCGCATTGTTTATGCTGCGCTGCGCAGAGTTGGGGCTTTCGGCAGCGGATCTTGGAAGCATGAGCGTGGGTATGGTGTACGATCTGCTCATCGAGCGCGCCAACGATGAGGAAAAATATGCACTGAAACCGGCCCCCGGCAGTATGCGTGCTTTTTTTGGAGGTGAAAAAATTGGCGGATAGAGTAAAGGGCATCACTGTGCAGCTGGGCGGCGACACGACCGGCTTGAGCAAAGCGCTCAAGAGCGTGAACAGTGAGATCCGCGACACGCAAACCCAGCTGCGTGATGTTTCCCGCCTTTTGAAGCTGGACCCCGGCAACACCAAGCTGCTGGCCCAAAAGCAAAAGCTGCTGGCCGGAGAGATCTCCAGCACAAAAGATAAGCTGCGTGGGCTGAAAGAGGCGGAAAAGCAGGTGCAGCAGCAGTTTAAAGAGGGCAAGGTAAGCGAAGCGCAATACGCTGCCCTGCAAAGAGAGATCGTTGATACCAAGCTGCAGCTGCGTGAGCTGAAAAGCGAGGCTAAGCAGTTTGGCGGCGTGATCCAGCAGGCGCTGGGTGCGGCAGGAGATAAAATCAAGAGTTTTGGCAGCAAGATCAGCGGTGCTGGAAAAAGCATGCTGCCCATAACGGGGGCTGTCGTTGGCATTGGTGCGGCCGCGGTGAAAACCGGCGCGAATTTTGATAGCTCTATGAGCAAGGTCAAAGCGCTCTCCGGTGCCAGCGAGGCCGAATTCGCAAAGCTGCGGAAGGCGGCGCTGGATGCGGGGGAAAGCACGGCGTTCTCGGCCAGCGAAGCAGCCGATGCGCTGGGGTATATGGCACTGGCCGGCTGGGATTCGGAAAAATCCATCGCCGCACTTCCCGGCGTGCTGAATCTGGCCGCAGCCTCCGGCATGGATCTGGCAGCAGCCTCTGATATGGTGACAGACTATCTTTCCGCCTTTGGGCTGGAAGCTGAGCAGGCCGGATATTTTTCCGATTTGATGGCTTATGCCCAGGCAAACAGCAACACCAGCGCGGAACAGCTGGGCGAAGCGTATAAAAACTGTGCTGCTAACCTGCACGCAGCCGGGCAGGATGTGGAAACCACGACAAGTCTGCTGGAGGCCATGGCCAATCAGGGCTTAAAGGGCAGCGAGGCAGGCACGGCTGTGTCGGCAATCATGCGTGACATCACAGCCAAAATGAAAAACGGAAAGATCCAGATCGGACAAACCAGCGTAAGCGTGCAGGATGCCGAGGGAAATTTCCGCGATCTGACCGACATCCTGACGGAGGTGGAGAGCGCTACCGGCGGCATGGGAACTGCGCAGCGTGCAGCTGCGCTGCAGTCCACTTTTACAGCAGATTCCATTAAGGGCCTGAATCTGGTGATGACGGAGGGCATGGGCAAGATCTCCGGCTACGAGGAACAGCTGCGCAAGGCCGGCGGTACGGCCGGTGAACAGGCTGCCACGCAGCTGGACAATTTCAGCGGACAAATGACACTGCTGAAAAGTGCTATGGAAACCGGAGCCATTGCGATTTCGGATGTGCTTACGCCGGGAATCTCCCGGCTTGTCGGGTATGTGCAGCAGGCAGTCGGCTGGTTTAACGGTCTATCGGACAGCCAGAAGCGCATGACCGTGGTTGTGGCCATGATCGTGGCAGCCATCGGCCCGCTGCTGATGATCCTTGGCAGCATCGCAGGCAGTATAGGAGCCATCATTACCCTTGTGGGGCTAATTGCCTCGCCGGTGGGGTTAGTTGTGGCCGCGGTGGTGGCAGCAGGCGTGCTGATCGGCACAGTGATTCTGGCAATAATCACGCATTTGGATGAGATCAAGGCGTTTTTCGGCGCGATGATCGAGTATTGCGGCAACCTATGGGCGAATTTTATCAGCATGAGCCTTGCCCAGTGGGAGGCGTTCAAGGACGGCTTCAAGGCAATCATCAACAGCATAATCGGCTTTGTAAACGGCATGATCACAGCAGTGGTGAGCGGCGTGAACACGGTGATCCGGGCGCTAAACAACCTGCATGTGGATGTGCCGGATTGGGTGCCGGGCATTGGCGGTAAAAGCTTTGGCTTTGCGCTGAGCGAGATTACTGCGCCCCAGATCCCCATGCTGGCAAAGGGCGGCACACTGCTGAGAGGCAGCGCTATTGTGGGCGAGGCCGGGCCGGAACTGTTAAGCCTTACCGGCCGTGGGGCCCGCGTGACACCACTTGGCGGCGATAAGGCGCGTGCTGCCGGTAATAATGTTGTGATCAATGCGTATTTCAGCGGCTACGCCGACAGCGACGCCAAACGGCTTGTGCGGCTGGTAAACCGTGAACTGGGGAAGGTGACCTGATGCGTAAATTTGTGCTGCAAAACGGAAAAGGCGCACAGTTTGATCTGATGCGCAAGGATGCCTTTTTATGCGAGCCGGAAGGGCTTGGCTTCGGCGCCGATTTATCACTCAGCCAGGTGGGGCCCGGCTGGGTGCTTACACAGAGCACCCAGCAACGCCCGGAACCGAGCGGTCAAATGGTGTTTGCCGGATACGATGCCTATGATGAGTTTACGGATTTCGCTGCTGTGGGCGGGCTGAAACTTGGATATAAAACGGTAGGCGCGTGGATCTGGCTGCCGTGCATGATCTCGCTGGAAAAAGGTGAGATCGGCACAAACAAGCGCCTTTGCTGCGATATCACATTTCACGGCCTTGGCCCGTGGGCAGAGCAGACATATTTTTCGCAGGGCGGCCTTGCTGCATACGGCACAAGATACCCTATGCACTACAGTTACAGCTACGGTGTTGGCAATCCGGGCGTGATCCTGGTTGCCGGAGGCCGTAAGGACAGCCCGTTTTGCTTGCATTTGTTTGGCCCTGCGGTAAACCCCGCATGGAGCGTGTACCAGTATGGCGAGGTTGTCGGCACCGGCAGAGTGATCACTACATTGCTGGCGGGGCGTAAGCTGGTGGTTAACAGTGATCCGGCAAAAATGGAGATATCGGAATATACCGTAGATGGCAAGTTTGTGGCCAGCCGCTATGCCAACAGTGATTGGACTACGGACAGGATGATCTTGCTTCCGGCGGGCGAATGCCGCATCCGAACAAGTGATGATAACGGTGTGGTCAAGGGAATTGTGGAGGTGCAAAGGCTTGTATAAAGCGGAGTTTTTTGCGCAGGATATGGCATTTGAGGCTGCCTATTTACTGCAGGAGGATACGACGCTGCTGTCCGAGGATCACCTTACAATGGATAGCTTTGATGTGGATCTTCCAACCGAGAAAACCCCTGTCCGCAAAGGGCATTTTTGCCGCATCTCCCGTGTGAATGGCGGTTTTGTGCAGGATTGTATCGTTGCGGATTGTGCGTTGAGCAAAACCACGGCAAGTGTAAGCCTGAGGCCGTTGTTGGCACTGCTGGATGCTGAGGTGTATACAGCTCCTGTGCAGGATTGCGCTGCGTGGATCACGCAACAGATCACTGAGTATTTTGTGGCAAGTGATGATGCCGCCCAGAATCGCGCCATCGCTGTGCAAAATGATGTGAGTGCCGGAACCCGCCCGCTGCGCTTTGATGAGGACAAAATCAACCTGCTGGAGCCTATAGCAGCTGCTCTTACAAACTATAAGATCACTGTGCAGGCGAGGCTTGACCTGCCTGATAGACAGGTGGTTTTTGTGATCCGCGAAATCCGCAAACAAATCACGCTGGAGGCTGATTTTGCAAATGTACTGCAAAAGGACATCACCCTGGGCGACAGTAACGCTGGAGCCAATAAGTATATTGTGCGCCGTATATCTACGGATAGCGATAGTGGCGCAGTCACAGTTTTGGGCAAGGCAGTGTATTATCTACACCCCGATGGCAGCGTTGACGCAAAGAACACAAACAGGATCCTGCCGGTAGTGTGGGAATTGGGCGTGTTGGAAAACAGTGAAACATGGGATGCTGACGCACTGGCGCAGGCGCAGGAAGCGCTAACCCCGCAGCAGTATGATAACGAGATACGCCTTGATTACAAGCGTGATGATATGATGATCCGCCCTGAATCGCTGCCGATCGGCACGGAGGCAACGATTTATACGGGGGACAACGCATATCGCAGCCTGCTGACCGGCCGGGAATGGGATGGCAACATCCACAGGCTGATATTTGGACAGGTCAGGGTGGATCTTACCAAAAAACTGATTCTGCGAAGGAGGAATAAAAATTGAGTTTAGTATTGCACCAGGCACCGGATGACGGCACAAATGGCATTGTAACCCCTGAATCCGATGCCCGGCTTTATGCTTTGGCAACCGCAAACGCTTGCGGCGTTGTGCGTGGCGTACAGGTGACCAGCATTGGCGGCAACAGCTTGCAGGTGAGCAGTGGCTGGGGCGTTGTATTCGGCCGCTGCTTTACAGTGGAACAGGAAACGATTTTGGCAGAAACCAGCACAGGGGAAAGCAAAAAGGGACGGTTGCTGATCCGCATCGACCTGAGTGCCGCCGAACAGCCGATCAAATTTCTCACGCAGGTGGCTGATGTGCTCCCCGCCCTCACGCAGGAAGATATCAACGCCGGTGGAGCTATCTACGAGCTGCCTCTGGCGGAATATAGCGTGAACGAAATCAGTGTCAGCAATCTGGTGGATGTAAGCCCAAAAGCACAGTCACTCGGCGCCAGCCTCGGCAATCTGGCTGCAGATGTGGGCAAGCTCAAATTTGTGATCCTCAAGCTGGAGGCGGATGGTTGGAGCGGCAGCGCACCGTATACCCAGACTATGAGCATTCCCGGCATGACGGAGGACTGGATTCCGGGCGTGCCGAGTTATATACCAATAACTAACTCGGACGGGTCGGTTAATGTATCTGCAACGGCAAATGCACTGGAAAATGTAGCGTATATAAAAATTTTGGTAAGTGGCAACGGTACGCTGACAGCAATATGCCCAGAGGATAAGCCGACTTGTGGTATCTGGCTGCGGGTTCCGGGGCAGATCGAGAGGTGATGATATGAGTGCAACTGCGTTTAATTTCGGTGGGGGCAAATTGCACACCACATTAAGTAAAACGACCATAAATGCAAATGCTGATGTAGTGGTCACACTGCCAAAATGCTCTGTGTGCGTTATCACTTATAGCACAACATGGTCAGATCGATGGAATCGTGGCGAAAAAGGCGTTATATCAGGCTCTGCCATAAAAAAAGACTTTGTAATAGCTAATTATAGCGCCATGAACCACGGCACGTATGTTTATACAAATGTCGCAGAATCGACAACAATAGACTTCGGAAGCTGCCCGTCGCAAGTAAATATCCAGGTGGCTTGTATAAAATAAAGGAGCAATAATGATCTACTACAGCGAAACCGGCGAGCTTTTGCCCGCCGAAGAAATCGATTTGGAAAAGGGCTATCTGGTAGACCGGGAAACCGTACACCATGAAGCCGAAACCCACATGTCCAGCAAAACGCTGCCGGGCGGCGTGACCTTAACTTGGCAGCAGCTGGACAAGCCCGCCTACGATGAGGTTGTGAGCCAGACTTACATCTTGCACGCCGATCACCCCACCCGCGAGGACGAGATCGAGGCGGCGCTCACCGAGCTGGCGGGCATGATTGCGGACAATGCTGTCCGTCTGGACGAGCAGGAAGCCGCGCTGGTGGATGTGGCTGTGGTGGCAGCCGGAAAGGAAAACACATGATTATTACAGGGATGGCGCACTATGAGAGCGTGTGCAAGAACAAACTGGTGGAATGGTACAACGGCCACAGTGAAACGAAAATCACTCTGGAAAATGTTTTTGTGGTGTGGAGCTGCAAAACGCTGCAGAACTATAAGGCTCTGCTGTCCACTACCGTTTCTGGCGATGGTATCTATGCCGAATACACATACAACGGCGACAAACAGGAGCTGTATGAGGATGTGTACAAAAAGCTCACGAATGCCTGTATTAAGGAGGAGTGAAAGCAATGGCGAAAATTTATGCACGGCGCATCAAGGCAGGGCTGATGACGCTGGAGGATGTGCCCGCGATCTGGCGGGCGAAAACGGCAGCATTGCTGCAGGAGGAGAGTATATGATTTACGGCATCGATGTGAGCAAGCACCAAGGTGTGATCGATTGGGATAGCCTTGCAGCGCAGTACAAGGCTGGTAAGATCGGCTTTGTGATCCTGCGCGCAGGCTACGGATACAGCACCATTGATCCGCAGTTCGAGCGCAACTACCGAGAGGCTGCAGCGCGTGGTATCCCCATGGGTGCATACTGGTATGCCTATTGGAGTAAGGGCACGCCTGCGGATGAGTGCAAGGCGTTTCTGTCGGCCGTGAGCGGCAAGTCGCTGGCCTACGGCATTTGGTACGATGTGGAATACGAGCGCAGCATTACAGCCCTGGGCAAAAAAGAGCGCACCGACAAGGTGCTGCAGGGGCTGGCCGTGCTGGCTGCCAGCGGGCGCTATTGCGGCCTGTACGCCAGCACGGATATGATCAACAACCGGCTGGAATTTGAGCGCCTCAAGGCTTACGATATCTGGGTGGCACAGTACGGCAGCCGCTGCACCTGCAAGCTGCCCTATGGTATCTGGCAGTACTCCAGCGCCAACCCTCTGGGGGTGCCGGGCTATGGTAGCCATCTGGACTGCGACCGGGCCTACAAGGATTACCCCACGATCACAGCCAAGGGCACACTGGCCCTCGGCAAGCTGGCGCAGCCTGTGCAGCCGGGCCCTGGCGAGGACAAGCCGCCCCGTGATACATATACCCGCGAGATCGGCCCCGCTACGCGCGGTGACCTGATCAAGCTGATCGAGGCGGCGGACAAGCTGGGGCTGTATGTAACCGGCGCGCTGAGCGTCGGCCCCATGACCGACGGTGACGATGCGGCCATCAGGGTGCTGGCGGCAGGGCTGGGGTTAGAGTGTAAGTAAGGAGAGTAACATGGATAACAGCAATATTTTTGTGTGGATCAAGGGCACGGTGGTTGCCGTGTGTGGTGCCTTCGGTGCGGCCTTTGGCTGGCTCGGCTGGCTGGTTTTGGCTTGGGTGGCCTGCATGGTGCTGGATTGGATCACCGGTAGCAGCGCAGCCGCAAGCAAGGGCGAGTGGGCAAGCAGCGTTGCCCGGGCCGGAATTTGGCATAAAGCCGGTATGATCGTCGTGGTGATCGTGGCCGCACTGGCCGATGGTGTGCTGGGCGTAACGGTGGAGTATATCCCCAATCTGGGCATTGCGTACACGGTGGTAATCCTGCCGGTAGTGCTTGTGTGGTATATTTTCACGGAGCTCGGCAGCATCGCCGAAAACGCTGCGGCCATGGGCGCGGCTGTACCGTCTTGGTTGGTAAAATTGCTGGCAGCCGGAAAGCAGGCTGCGGAAATCTCGGATAAAAAGTAATAAAGAGGGCCAGCAGCTTGATTTTTAAGCAAGTTGCTGGCCCTCTTTTTGTAGTGTAGGCTACAGTGTAATAAAAGGCGGAAAATAGGAAAATCAACACTGCAAACACAATGAAAATTAACGGTAAATGGCCTATAATTGCGTTAGAACCTGATTTGTAATCAGCAGGTCGGGGGTTCGAGTCCGTCAACTGGCTCCAAATAAAAACCGCCAAATCGTTGCAAAACGGTTTGGCGGCTTTTTTGTTTTCTTGTGACTGATGGTTATAAGAAATTGCACTGCTCTCAAACACACCCCCATTGGTTTCTTTATGCATAGTGCCGGGGCGGCACCTCTTTTTGCCTGCCTGCATAGTCTGGCAAAACGGCGGCAGTGTGCTGCCGGGCAGGAAAGGAGATTTGCCTTATGAGCAGCGGCATTTTGCGCGTGCAAAGCTTTACCAGCCGATTGGCAGCGCCGCTTGGGTTTGTGGATGTTACCGTGAGCGGGCAAAATTTCAGCACCACCTTTCAAACCGATGCGCAGGGAAATGCGCCGGACATTCGGGTGGAAGCGCCGGATCGATCGTATTCGCTGAACCAGCACTCCGCCGTGCGCCCGTACGCACTGTGCAGGCTGCAGGCCAGCAAGCCCGGCTGGCTGGGGCTGGAACTGAACGATATTCAGATCTTCGATGGGCAAACCACGCTGGCGCAGCTGGAAATGCTGCCCGGCAGCAGCGAAAACCCGCAGGTGCCCACAGCCCCGCGCGCTCCGCTGTTTGAAGGCAGCGGCGGCAGCGGCCCGGCCCCGGAATCCGCCTGCACGCCGTCCAAGATCCTGCGGCAGGTGGTGATTCCCGAAACCATCACGGTGCATCTGGGCCGCCCGGCGGCTTCGGCGAGAAATGTTACCGTGAGCTTCCGGCACTATATTGCAAATGTGGCCAGCAGCGAGGTGTATCCCACATGGCCCGAAAATGCGCTGCGGGCCAACATACACGCACAGATCAGCCTGGCGCTGAACCGCATTTACACCGAGTGGTACCGCAGCCGCGGCTATGATTTTGACATCACCAATTCCACAAGCTATGACCAGTATTTTGTATACAAACGCACGATATTCGAGGTGATGGAGCGCCTGACAGGCGAAATTTTCAACACCTATGTGCAAAAGGGCAGCAGCGCCGAGCCCTATTACACCGAATATTGCGATGGAAAAAGCGTGAGCTGCCCCGGCATGAAGCAGTGGGGCACGGTGGCGCTGGCCAACAGCGGATACAGCCCACTGCAGATCCTGCGCTATTACTACGGCTCGGATATTGCTATCCGCCGCACGCAAAACATTGCCGCCGTACAGCAAAGCTATCCCGGCAGCAGCCTGCGGGTGGGGGACAGCGGCACCAATGTGGCCATTTTGCAGCGGCAGCTGAACCGCATTGCCAAGGATTACCCCAGCTTTGGTACACTGGCGGTGGACGGCGTGTTCGGTGCGGCCATGCAGCAAACCGTAAAGCGTTTTCAGCGGCAATTTGGCCTGACGGCGGACGGCGTGGTGGGCCGCGCCACCTGGTATAAGATCAGCCTGATCTACGCCAGCGTGAAAAAGCTGGCCGAACTGGCCAGCGAGGGCGAGCCGAGCGGCAGCGGCGTGAGCAGCGGTTCCTGGGGCGGGGCCGTGCTGCGCGAGGGAAGCACCGGTGTGCCCGTGGAGCAGGTGCAATTCTGGCTGAATGTGCTGGCGCAGTTTGATGCCCGCATTCCCGCCGTAACCGTGGACGGTGTGTTCGGCGCTGCTACCACCCGTGCGGTAAA